ATGTCAGTTGCGTCTGTTGCCATGCTGCTCGCGGATGAGCTGCTCGCCTGTACGCTGCTGAGCGTTAGGTATGTACTCGAGCAGCTCATCCAGAGTGCAGTCCAATGCCTCGCATATCCTATCCAATTAGTCGAAACCGATCCGCTCCGCGACCTCGTTATACAGGTTAGAGATAGTCGTAGGTCGGATACCGGTCTCCTGTGACAGGCGTAGCTGAGTCCATCTGCGCTCCCCGAGGATGCGTGACAAGTGATTGATGATCATCCTTATCACCCCTTACGGGGATATGATATAGCAAATACATATAATTGAGTTAAAAATGTGAAATAATAACACATAACGTTATCGAATGGAATATATATAAGAACACATGGTGATTACGATATGCCCTTACATATATGCCTTTCTATTTCCCCGGCACAGGATGTACCGGGGAATCATGCCTAGAAATTACGGATGATTATCTCCCTATAAGGGATCGCGTTACCTTGAGCAGCCAGATGATTGCCCCTGACGAGGCCCTCAATAGTACATCCGGCGTAAAGCTGTCGGATATATGGATCGTCGTTATACGACAAAATAAACCGCCCCTTAATTGCACCCAAAACGGAAGCTAAACGCTCGTGGTCAGCACGGGTAAACGGTGCATCGTAGTACCGCTCCGTGTCAACATACGGCGGGTCGCAGTAGATAAGTGCGTCTGGCCGGTCATAGGTACGGATCAATGGTGCAAAGTCCCGATGCTCGATCTTGACCTTGCGCAGGCGCTCCTGCACCTGCGGGAGGTAGTTGATACCGCGATCAAGCACGACCTCGCTGGTCTTATACGTCTGCTTATCGCATCCATAGCTCTCTCGGATAATATAATAATACCGCGCGGCCCGCTGGATGTCCGTAAGCCCCCCAACCTCAAGCTGATGCCGGATGTGGAAGAAACACTCGCGGGCATCGGGCAGGCCGGAGAGCTCGCGTTGCAACTCCTCGCAGTGATACTTGACACAGCGATAGAGATTGACGAGATCGCCGTCGATGTCGTTATATACCTCCAGCTGGCCGGGCTGCTGAGGCTTACCAAACAGCACCCAACCGGCCCCGCCAAACACCTCGATATACCTGCTGATCTGACCGGCAGGAAAGCGCGCTATGATCTCCTTGCGCAAGGCCCGCTTACCCCCGATCCATCCGATAAAACTGTTAATTGCAATCTGTCCTCTCAAAATTATTGTAAGGGTAATCCTCGGAGAGACAGAAAAAAGCAATAGGCTGGCCTTAGAGGCCAGCCTATATACTTGTAAAAAGTAAAGAAAAAAATTAGAGGATAATCCAATCCTCCGCGAGTAAGTCTGGCTGGCTGCATATCCACGGGACAAGCGGCCCCTCCGCCGTGCGCAGAAAGACATGCGGCAGAACGTCATCATGGCCGACGCTGCCGGTTGCATATCGGTAGCAATTGGTACAATGACCATGCTGCAAAAACAGGTACATGCCCTTACCGCGCCATCCTGTCCGTGTCACCTTATGTCCAGCCTTGAGCGCCTCGATGGCCAGCCCGATAGGTACATAATCCATCTCGGTGCCTCCTCACTGTACGATCAGATCGCTGGACTTAAAGGCCGTGCAGATGCCCTTGCGGTCAAGGACGGCCCGGTCTCCGGTGAGCTCATCTACGGTGTAGACGCTGCCGTACACAAACGACGCAACGCCCTTGCCATCATAGGTCTTAGCCCCGGACTTAACCTTGACACGGCTGCCCTTGACGACCGTCTTGGAGGGTGTACTGCCGCCGGATACAAGGATCAGATCGCCAATCTTAAATGCCGTGCAGATGCCCTTGCGGTCAAGGACGGCCCGGTTACCGCTGAGCTCATCTACGGTGTAAACGCTGCCGTACACAAACGACGCAACGCCCTTGCCATCGTAGGTCTTGGCCCCGGACTTAACCTTGACACGGCTGCCCTTGACGATGCTGCCAGTAACGGGCTTGTCCGGCTGCACGGGCTTGGCAGCCTCATATGTGATCCAATCAAGCTTGCCCCATGTGTCCCAATTGCCGTCTGCAAGGCGGCTGCGCACAACACCGTGATCAAACCCCTTGGCCTCGATTACCCATCCGTCGCCGATGTAGACGCCGACGTGGGACGTGCCGCGAAACAGCAGCACGCCGATGAGGTCGGGCAGCGTCTTAATTGCGCCCTTGGAGTTGCAGCGCTGCTTGAGTCCGCCGACGTTGACATCCTGAGCGGCGGTATACTTGGGCGCACTTGTGGGCGTATCGCACCAGAGGTAGCCCTTAATGAGGCCGCAGCAGTCATGCACGCGCTTACCGATGTGCTTGGCCCGCGCCGTCGCCGGACGCGAGCCGCCGAACTGGCCGGGGTACTGCGCCATCTTGGACTTGAGCAGCGCCTCCGTTGCGACCTGACCAAAGGTGCCGTACCAATAGGGATTGCCGATCTGTGCCGTGGCGTAGGCCACGAGGCCGGTATTAGTCTTAGTTGCCATGATGATCCTCCTAATATAATGTAATAGGTTAGGTCGCGCTGTCGCCCCGCAGCTCGCGGAGCTTGGCCAGCAGCTCATGCACCGGGACAGCCCCGGCAGAGATGATAAGGCCCGTCATGATCTGTGAGACGACCGGCCAGCGGGCCGCAAGGCCCAACGCCGCAAAAACGTCAAGCCCAAACAGCAGCGCCACAATGACGCCGACTACAAGCGCCCACACGGGGGCCGTGACGTACTGCATCACCTTAGCGGGCATGACGGCCTTGATGCGGTCGACCAGAAATTGTACGATGGCCGCGCACACGATGATGACGATGATTGCCTGAGATACTCCTGCCATACTTATTACACCTCCTCTCCCTGTGGATTGATAGGGCTATGATAATAGCCGTGGCGGCCAGCGCCACGGCCAATATCGATATAGTGATTGCAACCCCAATGTAGATATGGGCTGCTGCGGCCTGGCTGTAGATCATGTAACTTCCTCCCAGTAGCGCGGGGATGTGCCCGGAATCATCATACTGCTGGACGCAGATTGCAGGCATCGGTAAATGTTGCCGTGATAGCTGTAGTACAGACCCTGCGTCACTTTCATTAGGTGTTTATATGGGATCGGGTTGTTACGATGCCCCTCTGCCCATTCGAGTGCGCCGATCGCGTCGAAGATCGCCATTGTGGCGGCGTCAACTTCCTCCTGCCGGTCAACTGTGGGCTTCGCATTGAGCAGCGCTTGTGCCGCGGCAACAGCGGCCTCGACGCCGGAGAAGTCCTTGTAATCAGATGGTGTATATTGCGCCACCATGCCGATGGCCATCTCCAGCATCTCGGTATCCGCATAGGAAACATCCGCATTATCTCGTGCTCTTACGCGCAGCAGATAATTACCACCTACGGGCACACGCTTGGGAGTTAATTGCACATCCTCAATGACAATCACACACAATCAGCCTCCCTGTGGTCTTGTATATCTCCGGCCCGATCGAGCAGGTTAGCAGCAGGTGGTATCGTCCAGGCTTGTCTACGGTCAGCATAAACGTCAGCAAATTACCCTCTGACACCACGCAAGACCCCTGCCCGACAACCTCTCCATAAAAATCATGCAGCTCCCACGTAGCCGACTGTACCATTACCTGTGCAGCCGGATCGCATCCATAGATGCGCACGCGCTGCTGCCTACGCTCGCCCGGCATCAGCCGGATTGTTGGCCCATCCATCTAACATCCCTCCCAATCTGCACAATATCCCGCGCCCCACGCCGCGTTGTATCCCTGCATCCAGTCCAGCAGATAATCCCCATCCTGCCACGCAAACCGGATACCGGTTATATCCACCGTCATTAATACAGTGGCGTAATAGGTGCTGTTGCCTGCTGCGTCCCAGGCCCGCAGGGTGACGTAGTACGTGCCGTCCTCCAGGTCTGGCGGCACCTGCGCCGTCCAGTACCCGCCCCCGTCCGGCGCAAACACAAGAGCATGGTTGTCCGCCATGCCCTCAATGCGCGTAATCATATCAATCCTCCACCTTGACGCGGATGGTAAACGGTGCGCCGACATGCACGCGGTCGGTCACGCCGATGACCTCAACAATGCGCGGCGGGATGGTATCTAAGGTGACATTGCGGGTGATCTCGGCCTCCAGTCCGGTTGCATCCACGACCTTGACGGTAATCGTGTTGTTGCCCTCCTGCATGTGCTCCAGGTTGGCGCGCAGGCTAAATGCACCGGTCTGGCTGTCTATCGTGATTGTGCCCTGGTCATGGCCGTTAACCGTAGCAGTCAGGGTGACGCTGGTCAATTGATCGTCTGATGTGATGCCCTCGATGAGCACATTGGATTGGTTGGTAACCAATCCCTCAGTGGGTGAGGATAGGCTGATCGTCGGCGCGGTCACCGCAATTGTGCAGGTGATTGATGCGGGCTCGGCGGCGTTGCCGTCCTTGTCGGATACGCCGATGGAGATTGTCGTGCTGCCCTCCAGCAAGGCATCCGGCACAGCGTAGGAGAGATCATATCCGCCCTCTACTGGTGTCAGAGTAAGCCCCGGCGCGCCCTGTGTGATCTTGCCGCCGCCGTTAATACGCAGGTCAAGAGTGGCGGGATCAACGCCGCTATCGTTGTCCCGCAGCTGGGCGGTGATGGTTGGCGTGCAGGTATTGATCCGGCTGTCGTTGGAGGGATAGGTGATGGTGACGGTGGGCTTGACGCTCTCGTAGGATTGCAGGCGGAGTTGTGCGCCCCACGTACTATCATCCTGGTTGATCGTGGTCTCATTACCTGCATCGTCAGTAGCGATAATCTGTACGCCATAGCAGCCGCCCGGCAAATTGGCGGAGGATAGGGCGGGCGCGGTGCCGGAGAGGGTGTAATACCCGTCCTCTGCTAGGGTCAGGGTGTAGGTTTGGTCGTTGATGACGGCCTTGATGGTTGCGATTGACATGGTTACGCCTCCTTATATCAATTTGAGTAGTTTGCACGACCAGTCGGATACACTGGATGATGTGCTGCTGGTGGCGGAGATGTAGATTTTGCCCGGTTCATCGCCGCTTTGCCATGCTGACCACGGTGCTGTTTTTGCCATTTGGTTAAATCCTACGTCAAATTTGCTATCCGTGCTATCCCCGAAGTTGGCAGAAATCAGTAACGGTGCATGACTTACACGCGCAATGACTTGCTTGGCCGCGATGTCGTAATCACACGATATATGTATGATAGCGGTGTATACCGCACGATACAGATCAGCGCCACCCGAGTTGAAATTCCCGCAGGCTGAAAAGATGTATGATCCCGCATCCAGCCCGTAGCACGCAAAATATACATACCCGCTGCCGGTTAATTGCGTGGAAACATAGGGTTGCATGGGTTTGATCGCGCCACTGGCCCAATTGCTCCATGTATTGCTGCTATAGTAATAACGTGGCCTACACCACACGTTACCCGTCGCTGTGTGATACTCCTGCATGATATCGTTACGCCCCTGATCATCCGTGCGCAGAGGCAGAACATACAGCTTGCCGGGAACGGCCTCGGGGATGTTGGCGATAGATTGTGCACTTGCATAATTATCGACGGACACGACATCCCCCGGCGTGATGTAATCATCAAAATTGTATTTGTTGGGTGTTGCCGTTGTCTCGTTGATAAGCGTTGACCAGCGCAATTTGATCGCCCCCACATCCGCCGCCGTGGGCATCTGTGCGAGCTTGCCACTGCTGTCCAGCGTGGCGATGCCGTTGGGTTGGGCAAGCTTATCCTCTATCTGCTCGACAAACGCGGCATAATCCGCCTTGGTGGCCATGTCCGTCAGGCTATAAGTAACATTGATGCGCCCGGCATTGCCGAGCGCGATATGAAAGGAAAAATTAGCAACAAAATCCGGGCTTGCAAGCTCGCTCGGGATCGTGTCCGGCGTCTCAGACTGCGCCACCAGCATGAGCACCTCGCCGTCGTCCGGGTCGGTCGCATAGATACCGATCTGACGCAGGATATAACCCCCGGTTAATCCCCGGTTATACAGCGTTACAGGCAGCAATGCACGCCCATTGCCCTTGTAGACCGGATCGCTTAAGGTCAGCGTCTGTGTGGCCGCGATCTCTGTCAGGGCAGGCAAGGCATCCGCGCTTGCGTGCCCGTCCCCACCGACTGCTCGCGTAATATGGAGCGTGGCCCCGGTCTGCAGCTTGGCCATCAGATTGAGGCCCAGCGTGGTGTATACGACGTTATCCCATGTCGCCATTACCGTCTCCTCCTTGGTGTGGGTATAAAGTATAATGCTTGGCCTCGCCGACCATGACCGCGTACCGCTGCCGGACGTCGATCCCGGAGGGATCGTACTGCTCCACGGTGTAGGTCAGGTGCGCGGGCTTGAGCTCGTCGATGCGTGCCCGCAGGGCGGCAAGGTCGAGGCTGTAGATATCATTGAGGTGGATGTGCAGCGCAAACGAGTAACTGCCCGGATGCTCTGTGATCGTAACCTGCTGGCCGGTTATCTGCTCCGCCGTGAGGCGGATAAACTCGGCGGTCGCAGGTGGGCGGACATTGCGCTTAGATAGGATTTTCTCCCGGCGCAGCGCGACCGGGACAGAATCGTTGGTTGGCAGGCCAAATATCTGCTCCCAGCGGGAGAGCGTCCATGTTGCCGAATTGATATAGAGCTGATCCGTGGCGTCGAGGATTGCCGCCTCGGTACGGTCGAGCTCCGCCTGCTCTGTCTGCAGGAGCTCCTGCATCTGTGCCATCTCGCGGATATACGCGGGGAGCATCTGCGGGTCGTTAAGAGGCATCGAGCACCACCTCCTTGAGGCGCGCAAACTGCTCGGCAGTCATCGTGACGGAGGCTGTCTTGCCATTGAGCGTATATGAGGAGATATCCGCAACGCCCGTCACGTCAAACATGAGGTCGCCGACCTTATGGTAGCTGAGCGTGGTCAAGTCAAACGCGATCTCTGTACAATACGACTGGATCGCGGCGGCGATCTGCTCACGTACCTCATCCGGATTGCTGCCCGCCTCCAGCGTCGCCTTGACGTTGATCGTGACGTCTACCGGCACGGCCTTACTGATCGTAACCGACGCGCCGACCGGGCGCTGCGTCTCCACGTATGACCGCACAGCGGCGATCAATGCATCATCCGGCTCCGCCATCGCGGCAGAGAGGATGACCACCTTGACCGTGCCGGGGCCGTCCCAGGTGGGGATGCAGCGGGCAGCGCCCACGCCCGGCACCTGACGCGCCCAATAGACGTAATGATTGGCGTTACCTGAGGTAATCGGCTGCCTGATCTTATTGAGCAGCCGCGCGCGGAATACGTCGTCCGCCTCGCCGTCGAGGCGCTCCTCGTTGTACTCCAGCGCCTTGCGGTCAAGATACTCGCCATCGGCGGTATCGAGCATTGTCTGCTCGACCGCGTACTCAAGGATCATTGCCCGGTAACGGGCAAGCTCCTCGGCCACGGCCTGCAAGTTATCCATGCAAAACCCGCCCTGCAGGCGGTTGACGTCGCTCTGGAGGCCGTCCATGAGCCGCTTAAGGATCGACTGCGCGTCGTAATCATATGGCATAGACCGTGCCCTCCTCATCCATTGTGATCGTGTCCGTCCCGTAGCCGGTGCGGACACGGAAAGAAACCTCCACGCCGCTCTGCGTGGAGGTAAACTGAAAGTCGCTGAGCTCCTCGATGTACGGGTTAACCATCAGCGCCTCCGTGATATACCGCTTGATCTCAAGGCGCGTGATCTCGCTGGCCATCGGCTCCCCGATGAGGTTATTAAGCTCGCAGCCGTACTCATCGTCATAGGCCGCATGCGCATAGCGCACCGTGCGCAGCGCCTTATAGATCCATATGCGGAGCGCCTCGTTGCCCTCGACCAGATAGGTGTTGCCGTCCGGCCCGGTCTTAAGGCAGTTGCGCTCAAAGTCGTATGCATACTCCCGGTAGAGCGGCAGCTCCTCAATGGCCGTGTCGGAGATGTCCTCCACCTCATCGGTGGGGACAAAGGGAAAAATACCGATATCGTCGCTCATACGTTGCTCGCCACCCTCTCGACGATGTAAAACGCGGTGCCGATCTGCGCCGTAAGGGCGGTATCTCCCGGGCGCAACAAAAACGCCGAATGGAAATCCTCCAAAAACGCAAAGAGGGCGGCGGGCTCCGGCGCGTCGATAAAGAGCTCCCGCAGCTTATCGACCGTGTCATACCCATCCAGCGTATACGCCGGATTGCAATAGACATTGCGGCTGATGTTCGCGCCGTTGATGTTGATCCCCAGAGGATTAACTGATGTGACGGTTGCGATCCGCAGAGTGACGCCGTCCGCCCCATCTGATCCGCTCTGGCCCCGGAGGGCCTCTGCGAGCTCAATTGCCCATCTTGACATGCTGATCCCTCCTTACTTAGACTTAGACTTACTCTTACTCTTATCCTTGTCCTCGACCTTATCGATCTCGTGCTCGTCCATGAGGTTATCGTAGGCGAGCGTCAGCTGCATCGTGTATTTGCCTGCCTCCCATGTGTGGGTGTCGGACTCGACGTAAAATTTGCCGTATAGGCCGCTGACCGGCTCCTGCACGGCGACAGAGTAACCTGATACGGCCCGCACGTCGCCGAGGGCGGTAACGCTGCCTGACCGCTCAAGACCCTTAAGGAGCGCCCGCGCCTCGGCGGCGTTGTCGACGTCGTCCTGCTGCTTATATACCCGCTGCACCGTGCCATACTTGCGGCGGGAGGCCGCGTCCTGCAGCGTGTTGACGGTCTTGCCATCCTTGTTGGTGATGACCACGCGGTTGACGACCTGCTGCATGCTCGACTTGTAGCTTGCCTCGGTCAGGTTATATCCGCCGTCAAGCACCACGCCGCAGTATGTCCCCTTGACGATGACCTGCAGGCGATCCCGCTGCATCAGGGGGATGTACTTGTTGCCGTTGCGCCGGGAGGCGGCGGTATACGCTGCCATGATGGCCTCATACGCCTTTTTTCCGAGGCACGGCATATATACAGATATGCCGGTCTTGGCGGCGCTGCCGAGCGGCACGCCGAGCTCCGCGCAGATGTTGGCGGTGATGCGCTCGGGCGTGTCGCTGTAGACGTGATTGATGTCCGATTGGTTGACATACCAGAGCAGGTCAAGCGCCGTATAGCTGACCGTATGGGAGGAGACGTTACTCTCGACGTCCATGATAATCCCATAATAGAGCTGCTTACCGTCCACCTGCAGGGTGACCGGATCGCCCTCGCTGATGGACACCTTGGGCAGCAGCTTATCGCTCTCCATGCGCGGCAGGGAAAAGGTAAGCTGCCGGGCGACCTGCTTAGTATCGCCGCTCCATGTGATCTTGTCGGCGAGCGTGCTGATATCGTACTTGCCCGCGACCAGCTTGACCGTCATGCGGGGATCACCAGCCTCTGCCCGGTGTAGATCAGGTTAGGATTGCGTATCTTAGCCCGGTTGGAGTTATAGATACGCTGCCACTTGGCCCCATTGCCATAGTACCGCTTGGCAATCGTCCATAAGCAATCTCCCGTGCGCACCGTGTAGGTACGGGATACCACCTTGACGGCGGGGCGGGGCGTCTTGACCGCTACCTTGACGGTCGGCACGTTCAGCTGGCGGTACTCCGCCAGCTGAATGGAATACATAATATCCCGGCTGCCCTCGCGGTATGAAAATTGCAGGCTCTCAACGGCCATTGCCAAGTTGACGCCCATGTCGGAGATGATCAGCCGCACGGGCTTGCAGGCATCCCGCCAGCGCGTGAGGGTGCTGACATAGGACTGCGGGCTGCGGTCGGCGTAGCGGCCAACCGGCGACCCCTGCGCCGGAAAAAATCCGGAGAGCGTCGTGGCGGAGAGGCCGCGCGGGCCTAAGAGGTTGGCCTCGCCGACCGCGAGCAGCTGCACATGCTGGTTAAGCGTCGCCGTATCGATGGCGATCTCAGCCGGATTGATCGGCAGCACCAGCCGCTCCTTACGGTTGTCGACGCTGAGCTCTACCGTCCTGCTCTTGACTGGCATATGACCTCTCCTCCTTATGCGATGTTGTTGACGGCGAGTACGACCCGCTTGGCGATCTGATCACCGATGCGGTCGATATCCGCCTCCTCGCGGACAATGATCTGATCCGCGAGCTTGGGGATGTTGATGTGGATGACGACGCCTCCATTGCCATTGCCGCCCTGCGGCTTGGAGCCGTTATCCTGCTGGTTGCGCACTTGGCGCTTAGATTGCTGGTTAGACGTGATGCGCGTGCCCTTGGGCAACGCAACGAGCTCAGGCCCATGCTCGCCGACCCACGTCATGCCGCCGCGCCAGTTAGAGGTGCCGGTCGCGTTGTTTCCTGCCTTGTCGCCCGATCCGACGCCGAGCTTGTCGGCCACCCAGCCGATGCCCTTGGAGATGCCGCCGATGACCGTACCGATGCCGGAGACCATGGGCTTGATGACCGTCCAGACCTTGGATATGACGCTCTGAATCGTCGGGAACACCTTTTTGACGACGCCGAGCAGCACCCTGAAAATGTTGATACAGCCGTCCATGACCGGCGAGATCACCGACCATGCCGTTGACAGGATGTCCTTGATGACCGGGGCCGCCGTGCTGATGACTCCGGTGATCCAGCCCATGTTGTCGCTGATGATGCCGATGACAGTGCTCACCTTGGAGCCGATCCCGTCAAAAATGGTCTTGACGACCGGGGCAACGGTGGTAATGACCGCCCCAAAGGCCGAGATCGCGCCCGAGATAATCGGAGCCGTCTGCCCGACCACAGTGCCGACCGTCCCGATGACGGAGGATAGGATCGGCAGCACGGACGGCAGCACCTGCTGCACCGTGCCGATGATACTGGATACAGCGGGCATGACGCTGGTGGCGACCGTCCCGAGCGTACCCATGATTTCCCCGCCAAACTGCTTGAGCGGGGCCGCCATGCCTGACAGGCCCGCGCCGATGGACGAGAGCCCTCCAAGCTTGGAGGTAAGCCCCGGCAGCGCCGAGGACAGCCACTGTACGCCCCGGCCTAGCTTGTCGGCGATCACGCCGCCGATCATCTCGATAGCTGGGCTGCACTTGTCGATGATTGTGATGACGCCCTCAAATGCGGGCTTGAGCTTGTCGACCATCTTGAGGCCAGTGTCCGCCACAAAGCTCTTAAGCTTGCCCTTGATGGTGGATAGGAGGCCCGCGCCGGTGGTCGCCAGCTTATTAGCCGCGCCGCCGTAAAAGTCCTGCAGGTCGGCGGCGACGCCGCCGAACCCCTTAGCGTCGAACTCCTCCTTGCCGACCTTAAACCCAAACTCCTTTAGGCGCTCCATCTCGCCGAGCTTTGCGTCGGCGAGTGCCTCGATGGCGTCGCTGACGGACTTGGTGCCGCCGGACGCCGCCGCCATATCCTCGGCGAGGGTAACGAGCCTCATGGCCTCCTTGGTGTTGCCGCTGGCGATGGCAATGGCGCGTGAGCCTGCCTGGATCACCTCGCCCGTCTCAAATGGGGTCTTGTTGGCGTTGTCGCGCAGGCCCGCGATGTACTTGTCGGTCGTCGCCTTGACTTGGCCTTGGCTCATGCCCTTGTTGGTCGCTCCGACAAAATGCTCCATTGAGACCTGCTGCTGCTCGAGCTCCATGCCGCTCTTGACCGTCGCCCCAACTCCGGCCACAGCCGCAGCGCCCCCGGCGGCAATGGGGATTGCTACGGCCTTGCCGATGGATTTGAGCTTGCCACTGAGCGACTTAAGTGCGGACGACGCCTTATCCTTGAGCTTGACGACTGGAGAGGCTACCGTCTTGCCGATGGATCGCAGACGGCTGCCGACCGCCTTGATCTTGGAGGTGGCGATGTCCTTGACCGCCACGGCGGTGGCGATCTTTTTTCGCAGCGGCGCGTACTGCTTGGATAATTGTTTCGCTTTTTTGCTGGCCGCCGTCGCGTCCAGCCGCGCCTTATACTTTTTGTCCCATGTTTTTTTGAGGCTGTTTTTGGTGTTGTCGACCTCGCGCTTAAAGGCCGACTGTTCTTTGCGCACCGCCCGCAGTGTGGCGGTGGCGTTATCCTTGAGGGAGATAACGCCGGATAACACATGCATCAGGCGTCACCCCCTAAGCCAAAAAATTGCCGCCGCTCCTCCTGCGCGGTTGCCATCGATGCCGCCAAAAATGCCCTTGACAATGTGTCAAGGGACAGGATGTAGTCCGGCAGGATACCGCGCTGTAGATAATAGTGGAGGAGATACGCCTCGTCGTCATGGGCAATCAGTTTTTTTCGCTGTCCACCACACTGATCGAGTCGCCGGTGACACCGCTCAAATCCATCACCTGCAGCACGATCTCCGCGCGCTCATGTTGGGTGAGCATCTCCGTGACGTCAAGCGGATCGACGATCTGACCGACCTCCTGCAGCTGCTTGGCCAGCACATGCAGGTCGGGCTCCACGACGGCGGTATACACCAGCCGCTTATCCTGACGGATGGAGTCCTCCGTGTCATTGTCCACGATCTCTGCGATCTCACTGGACGTCAGGCTGCGCACGGTAATCACATCGTCAAGAGATGGGATGTACAGCCGTTGGTGCCTGGGGGTGCGCTTGGCTTCAAGGCGTTGGGTGGCCTTGGCTACCCACGCCTCGAAATTGGTCTTGGTATCCTTGTTAGCCATCTATGTGTCCTCCTTATTTGATCCGATCCAGATTGATGAGGTCGGACGGCGTAAACCCGCCCGATACCTCTATTTCTACCAACGCGCCGCGCTCATAAGAGACGGCGGGCAGGTCATTGAGCCAGCAGTTGCCCGCTGAGTAACGCTCGACCTGATGGCCGACCGCATCCGGGTCTTGCAGCTTGGCGATGATCTGCAACCGCTTATCGTTGCCCTTGATGTGCGCCTGACGGACGTCCTCAAACCGGCTGTATACCTTACTGAGCGTCAGCGTCCACTCCCCGGCGAGGCCCGTCAGCTTGCTGTCGACATCAAGGCCCAGCTGCACGTCCTCACGGTTAGCCGTAACCTTGAGCTCGACCTTTTTGGCCTCTGCGACGAGCTCTCCATCAATCCAGACCTCCGCATATGTGCCGGTAAGCGTCCTGTATCCCGGTATCTTACCCATGCCTTACACCTCCTCACATGTTGACGCGCAGAGTGAGATCCTCCATCGCGTCGACAAATTTAACCGAGCAGACTAGATATACCATGCTGCCCGTATTGGCCGTGGCAATGTCGATGTCCTCCATCTCAGAGGTATTGATGCCGTGGGCCTCCAGATAGGCCTGCTGCGCGTCGATATCGACCGCGACTGTGCAGTCATAGTCCGGGTCGAGCACATCGCCCGCGAGCTGCTTATGGTAGCTGTCAATGGCCGCGACCAGCGCCTGCTTATGGTCGTAATTATTGACGACCTTGCCGACATACTGGCCCGCAAACGTCGCGCTGATGTCGTCCCGGTACAGGTCGACGCCCTCCACGATCTTGATCTTGCTCCAATCCTCGCTCTTGTCCTCCGTGTAGGAGGTCAGGGAGTTGACACCGCGCCCGATCTTGTATGCGCCGTTGTCGTCGATGATCACGAGCTCGCCCTTGTCGATGCGCTCGTCCGGGTCGTCGGGGACGGCTGCGGACGTGACGTCCGTCAGCTCATAGTAGGTGCTGCTGCGGCTCAGCGGCAGCCCGGAGAGGATACCGGCAATGCGCGCGCAATACTCTGCCGCCGTGCAGGGGTCTCCCGGCGCGAGATCGGAGACGACGGAACCGGTCGTCAGGTTGATAATCCCCTCATGATCCGCCGTTGTGTTGGCCAGCACCGCCTTGTAGGTCTTATGGTCGCTGTCGCGCGCCTGCTTGATCCACGCGACGACCGGGGCGGTCTGATCCGTTGTCAGCGCCGGGATCGTCAGGTAGTTCCACACGCGGCTCTTGAGCGTCTTGAGGGCCGCCGTATAGTCCGCCGCGTCCTCCGCGACGCGCAGCACGAGCACCTTGCTCGGCCCGCCCTCAAGGATCAGCTTGAGGTACTCATAGTTGCGCTGCGTCCAGTGTGTGTAGTCCACGTCCGCGAGGGACGTATATACCGTCTCGGCAGCGCCGCCCTCGGTGTTATCTCTAAGGATGCAGGCGACGATCCCGCGCGCGCTGCGTTGGATCGCGGTCTGCCCCTTACTGGCAAATGTGATGTTAATCTCAGGTAATCCCACTCGTTACCCTCCCTTGTGGTGTGATAATATCCGCCTCCAGCGTCTCGGCCAGCGGGTACTGCTCCTGTACATCGGCGCTGTCGATATACGACAGCGTAAAGGTGCAGTGCAGTATCCGGTCGACGATCTTGTAGTCGACGCTGGGGACGGTGATTGCCCGGTCACCCCAACGGATGACCGGGCGGATGGAATGGTCGATGGTGTCGGCGAGCGCCCAATATCCGGCATTGTCCTCGCGGGCCGTATGCACGGCCAGGTCGATGACGACGCTGTGCCGCGTATGGTACGCGCTCACGGTCTCCCGGCTGACGGGCGTCAGGCTGATATAGATGTAATTCGTAATGTCGGAGCTGCCTCCATAATCGGTCTTGGCGAGATGCTCGCTCGTAACGTCCATGTCCGGCAGCGCCGTTTTGAGCGCCCAGACGAGAGCGTCCTTGATCTGGTGATATACGTTGCTCATATTGCTCCTTATAGATCATGTGCCGCCATAAAGTCCTGCAGCCACGCGCGCAGGTAGGAGGGCAGCCGCTCCTCGACCTGCGCGAGGGAGATCTCCATCATGTGCGCGCCGGGGACGTATCCGCCGCCCCGCGTGCGGTGGCCGTAGTTGACAGGGTCGGCATACTCGAGATCGGTGTAGACCTCAACGACGTACTCGCCGCCCTTACGGACGATATCGCCCACCGTCCAGCTGCCGCGCAGGTGGCCGGTGTCCTTGGGCGTGAGATCGGAGGAGAGCCGCCCCTGCAGCTCGTGCGCAATATCGAGCACGAGCCGCTCAAACTCCGTTGGCCACTCTCGCGCAGCGCGCTCAAATATCTCCGCGTACTCATCGAGGCCGTCAAATCCATAATCCGTACTGCTCATACCGTGTCTTCTGTGAGCGTCAGCGGGATATTATTGTGGCTCGGCTGCCGCTCCGGCTTGCCTGCGACGGTGCGGTACGTCCGCCCAAGGCGGGTGACAAGCACCGTGTCGCCGGGCCGGATGTCCACCTCCGGGCGGGTGAAGAGGAGGTAATCCGTCTTGACGTCGGAGGTTGCCTCCCCGTGTTGCAGCTTGCCGCCTGACGGGGAGGACAGGGCGCAGGGGACTCCGCTCATCACGATCTCCCCGTCGAGCCCGTCCCGGATCACCGTCTCGAGGTTGGGTAGCATCCGCTTGACGGGCCGGTATACCGTACATGCGTCCCCGTAGGTGGCGGCGAGGACGTCGGCCTCGCTGTGATGGATCATCATGGCTCCTCCCTCCTCGGCACGCCCGGCTTACGGTAACGCCACAGGATATCCTCATAGTCCTGCAGGTAATCCCGCGTAGCCTTGGCAGAGGATGATTGATCCCGATAGCTGATGGACGTGTCGCCCCGCGTTACGCTGGAGACCTGCTGGGGCAGGGTAAGCGTCCCATCGTCCCGCAGCATTGCCTCTGCCATTTGCGCCGCCACGATCTCCAGCGCCTCCGGCAGGTCGTCGCGGTTGCAGGATGCAAGGATCCTTGTAACAGCCATCAGCACACGCCGCCTTGCCGCAGTCTCATCCGCGACGGACAGGTCATAGGCGTACTTGATGCCCAATACGATCCGGTCGATCTGCTCAGTTACCGTCATTGCCCGCACCCGCTTTCGGGGGCGGCCTTGCCGCCGCCCTTGGGCTTGGCTGCGGGCTTTGCGGGCTGCTCCTCCTCATCGAGGAGCGCCTTGGCAATAGTCTCATCGGTCAGGGGCTCCCCGGTGCGCAGCTGGTTGGCAATCTGGCGGCCAAGCTCCTTTACGTCGATGGTCAGGTTAACCTCATGCTCCGTCTCCGCCGCGCCGCCGGTGCGGGCAAAGCCCTGCTCCTCTAGCTTGCGGGCGGCCTCGTCCGAGGCCACCCTGCGCACGACGTTGTCACGCTGTAATATAATCATATTGCACCCCCTCACTGGCTGGCAGGCAGGACCTGCTTGCAGTTAACCCACACCTGCGGCCACTTATTGTCGGTGATCCACAGGTCGTGATACTTGCGGTAGTCGATTGCCCACGCGCGGGCAGATTGGTTGGTCTCAGGGTCAAATATGCGCACCTTGTCGGTACGTGATACCGCGATCGGCACCGTGCGCGGGCAGATGATCCAGTTGACGTCGAGCGCGTTTTCGGCGGGGGCAAATCCGCCCGTCTTTTGCCCCTCGGTCTTACCGTCCGCAAAGATATATGCGCTCTTGAGCCGCCCGGAGCCGACACGCCGGATCGGGTGCTCGCCGTTTAGGGCTCTGACCTTGAGCGTTACGCCGCCCTGCGTAAAATCGACCACATCGAGCTTTTTGGATATCTCTGCCGAGGTGTCCAAAATAGCCGCGACAAGTGTGGACATCGTGATTACCAGCGGGGTGTCGCTGCCGACCACGTCCTGCACGGCGGCGATGTCGTAGTAGAGCTTAGTGAGGATATCCGCAGCGGTCGGCGTATACCCGCCTGCCGCACGCTTATGGGCAATCGCGCCCGCCGCGATCTTACTGTAACGGTAAGCGTCGATCTCAGGCACCACTTTAGCGCGCTGGAACTCGCCCATCACCTGCGACGCCGTCACCACAAAATTGGTGTCATTGACCTCGTGCTCATCGAGCGCAAACCTGCGGCCACGATCCATCGCAAAAGTAAGGTCTTGCCACGTCAGGGTGACGTCTCCGTCGACAAACCCGTTGCTATAGTCAGCGAGGCCGTCCATAACGATCTGCGGCACCTTGACGGTCTTGCCTCCGGTGTACCGGATCAGGCTGGAGTTGGGCTCCATCCAGCCGGACGTGGAGAGCTCGACCGCCGCCTTGTCGAGCTCCGATTGAAATACGGATGCATATTGCAGTACATTAGCCATTGCTCATACCTCCTCTGATGCTCTCGCTGATCTCGTTGCGGATCGCCTCAGTGGCGTTGGACGCCTTGCCGATGCCCTCCGGGGTCTTGCCGCGCAGCCGCTCCTTGACTGTGGCCGCGACCGCTGCGTCAAACGCCTCGGTCAGCTTGTCGCAGGCCGCCGTCATGTCCTGATCGCTGGTCAGCGGCAGCAGGTCGGCGAGCCCGACCGGGTAGCCGTCGCCGCTCAGGCGCGTGATAGCCTTATCCCTGACGTCGCGGGCGAGGAGCTGCGCCTTGAGCTGTGCGATCTCATCGCTGGTCTTGGTCGCCTCCGCCTTGGCCCGCTCCTCCGGGCTAAGCTTGGCGAGACGCGCCTGCTCCTCCTGCTCAGCCTGCCATTGTGCCTTGGCCGCGTCGATGCGCGCCTGTAGGTCGGCCTCTGTGTAGGTCTGGCCATCCTTGGGCGGCGGGTCTGCCTTGCCGTCCTCCTTGGGATTGGCGTCGCCGTCCCCGTCATCGCCGCCGATCCCCAGCAGCTTACCCAGCCGCTGGAGGAACTTGCTCTCCGGCTTAGCCTCTTTGCCCTCCGGCTCTGTGCCTTCGGAGGGCGTCGTCTCAGTTACAGGATCGGTTGTCGGCTCCGTCGTGGTGACGGTCGTATCAATTGTCTCTGCCATTGTGTCTTGCCTCCAATTAATCTATTGATAACCGGCGTTTAACCGCCGGATATCTGCGTGTTTTCTTCGGCCTCCTCGTCCGGTGGGACGGGGAGGCCGATGTAGTCGTATGCGGATAAGTAGCTTAGCCCTCGCGGCAGGATACCCGCCTCAACAAGCTGGATGTGCTCGTAGGCGTCCACGCCTGCCCAGCGCTTACCTGTCACAGCGTCCGTCCCTCCCGCGCAAACCGCTCGTTGTACAGGTCACGCAACGCGGCCTTGACCGCGTCCTCGCCGTAGCACTTGATCAGGTACGGCAGGTGCGTCTCCAGCATATCCACGGTTGTCTCGCCCCGGTGGGGCATGTGGTTGGGGTTAAGGTAGGCACGCAGGTAATACTCGTATATCCCCGCCGCGATCTCCGGGGGATTGCATATCTTATATAACCCCTCAAGCTCCGTCTCGATCATCCATCGGGCGGCCTCATAGCCGACCGGCTTGTCCTCATGCATCTCACTTACTCCTCCTTGGTGGCCGCTGCGTGTGCGCGACGTAATCCTCATACCAGTCCTCATACTTGATGCTCTCCGGGATCGGCACCGCCTCATACGGCGCAAACATGCGCCGCGACGGCACCGCCACAATGGTGCAGGTACAATTGGGGTGGATTGGCGGGTAGTCAATCCCTGGCTTAGCCGCATCGACGTCATACTCCTGTCCGTTTAATTCGGCGCAGTGGCAATGTCCGCCCTCGCCGCCGCCCACAAAGCGATAACGCTTGACGCCCGTCTCCTTGTAGGACAGCAATCGAGCCTCCGCCGCAAAATGCGTGCACTCCGTGCGCACAAGGCGCTCCGCCGCGTACCGGCCTGCGCCCATTGCGTCGTTGACGCCCTTGGTCATCTGCTGGATGCTGCTGCCCTTGGTAAGGCCGATAGAGATCTCCCGCCGTGTCACCATCGCCAGATGGTCGGTGTTGCCCCACACCGCCGCTGAAAATGTCCGCTCACTCCACGGCTCATCCAGCACCCGCTTGATCAATCTGTCATCAAGGCGGGAGACCCCAAATCCAAGACGCAGCCCGCGCTGCACGCCGTAGCATCCCTCGTAATAGCTGTTGACCAGCGTGTCGCGCATCATCCGCCTGATCCTGCCGTCCGCGTCTCCGGCGAGATCGATCATGTGCCGGTAGATGTCTCCGAGCAGCTGCTCCTTGCGGCTGATCCGGCTCTTGGCCGAGAGGGTGTTGAGCTCTGTCAGCATCCGGCTGTCCTTGGCGGGGCCGGAGAGGGCCTTGACGTACCGGTCGATGGACATGCGCCACGAGCTATACTCCCTGCCGCCGATGTACTGGCGGGCCACAGCGTCCGTGAGCTGATTATCCTTGGCGTACCGGCCATAGATCGCCGCGATCTCGCGCTCAATCTGGCCCGCAGCCTCCTGATAGATGGTCATAAGCTCATTGGTATACTGGTCGGCCCGGCGCTCGGTCTTAAGCGCCTCCGACTTGGCGAGATCGACCCAATAATTGCGGTTGCTGCTCATGCGCCGTCACCGTCCTCATCCGCTGTGGGAGGCGTCGCCTCAGCCTCCCGCAGCGCCCTGGCCAGCGCCTCATACCCGGTGGAGGGGTCGGCAGCCTTAAGCTGCTGCTCCTCCTCGGCCCTGAGCTTATTGATCTCATCCTGCACGTTGCTGACGTTGGGCAGGAGCTTAAGCCGCGTCTCGCGGGAGAGGTCGGCGGCCAGCTTGGTCACCACGTCTGCGAGCTCGGGCAGATTTTGCGGCTGATTGCGCCTAAATTGGATGTCGATATCGCGGTAATCATAGGTGGGATTGCTGGTGATATGCAGGATGTTGGTGATCAGTTCGGCGCGGCGCTGCAGGCCGCGCTTAAACTTGCGCTCCTTAATGGCTGTGACCTGCTCAAGGCCCCACAGCTTGTATGCGATGGCAACCCCGGAGAGATTGCCCGCAAACTGCTCGTCCGACAATCGCGGCACGCCGCTCAATGCGTGGATGTCCCGCGTCAGCCGATCCTTATAGCGCTCGAGGCCCGCGTCGTTGACGTCCTTAGTAAGCCAGCTGATCGTGCCCCCATTGGCAAGGCTGATCGCGCCCTCCTCCTTAATCTGCACGATGTCGTTGGACGTGGCCGCGCCCATATGGGACAGCACCATGATCGCGTCGTCGTTATACTGATACATGTTGGCCGTGTTACTCTGCACGCGGTTGTATGCGTCGATCATGGGGATCACGCTCTCATAGTCGCCCATGCGCTCGTCGTTATTGCGGTACTCGACCACCGGCACGCCGTGCCAGTAATGATCCTCCGTGCCGGAGAGCTGCAGGGAGCCGCCGTCCGGGGCGGTAAAATACCAGACGTCCTCCTCGCGCCACCACTCATAGCGCGTGATCTTGTTGCCGTCCTTATCCTCTGTAACAATACGCCGGATCGCGCCCATCGGCTCCTCCGAGCCGGTCGGGTAGATGACGAGGCAGTCGTCGGGCTCGAGCAGGGTCATGCGGATCGCGGCGTCCTCATCGAGATACAGCATCTCGCAGCAGCTCCCCTTGATGGAGCAGCCCTTGGCGAGCTCGGCGTTGTGATCCTGCTCGTCGTTATAGTCCATGATGTCCTGCAGCTGCGCGAGGTAATTATCATCCGAGCTGCCATATACCACGGGCCGCCCGAGGAAATACCCGGTAGCCGTGTCCGTGATGTACTTGGCGACGTTGCAGACGATGCGGTTATTGGGGGATGCGCTGTGCTCCTTATGGCTGTGGAGGATACTGTGGTTGCCGAGATAATACTCCTGCAGCTGCCGGTACTTGCCCTCATCCACCAGCATGTGCCGGTCGATCAGGCGCTTAACGCCTGCCGCGTCCAGCGTCTCATATGACGCCCTGTCCATGTAGACCGATGACATTACTCTGCCTCCCATCTGCGACATTGCCCCGTCATGGCCTCACCGATCAGTCGCGCAAGGCCCTCCACTGTAATGCTGGTATGGGTATATGGGTGCTGATGGATACTGATCTCAATCCCGTGTGCAGTATTGCGCCATGTGATGCCCTCCGTATACTGATGTCCACAGGTATCCTTGTGGGCGCATACATTGCAGATATCGCTTAAGCTGGCTGCCTCCATCGTCCTGCCTCCTATACTATTTATATCCCTAATTCGCGGCGGCTGAAAATGACAAACCGCTGCTCGTTTTTAGCGATGCTGCGCGCGCCCTCAAGCGCATCCGGCCCGTCATCGTGGGCCGCCATGGGAAACTGCAGCAGCTGCTCGAGCAGCCGCTTGTGCCGCCGGTTAAACTTGATGTACTTGTTTTTGACATCCGGCTGCAGCGTCTGGACGCGCATCACCTTATCGGTGGTCTGCTGCACCTCCTCGATGGGCAGGTAAAGGCCAGCCCTCGCGCTCGCCTTGGCGAGTTCTTCTTTAAGGAACCACTGAAATTGGTTGGTCTCGGCCCCCAGCTTGGCGTAACCCCGCCCGTAGGTGTTGCGCAGCCACTCCTCCTTATGCAGCACGTCTGAGATAATCCGGTCTGGGTGACGCCGCTCGATGTCCGCGTCGAGGACGTACATGTATCCGGTCGGCGCGTGCTTGGCAAGGGTAATAATGGCCGAGTAGTCGCTGTTTTTGGATTTACCCAAGCTTGGGTCGACAAAGCCAAAAAATGCAAAATCCGCGCTGCCAAAATTGATCTCAGCCTCGTTATAATAGTCGAGCCACTCCTCCATAAAGATGCAGTCGTCCGGGTTGATCGGCTCATTTTGGAGCTCCGAATTAAATGAGCTCTCGCCCTCAGAAATACGGATGCACATCAGGTCATAGTAGGAGAGCTTGGCCTCCCATAAAACCTCTGTCCCGGCCAGCATCTCAGCCCGCCGCGCCTCAAAGTAGCTAAGGGCGTGCGCCGCGCGGTCGGGGTCGTCGAGATCGGTATAGAGCGCCTCCCACTCCCGCCACAGGGCGTCCGCCTTACTCCAGCGGATGACCGCCTTGTATTTGATCGCCTGATAGGCCGGGTTGCGCAGGGTATTGGCCAGCAGGCTGTCATAGTGCAGCAGCGTGCCGATGTACACGATATCCGTGTAATCGTCGCCCGCCTTGCTGACCGCCTTGTTGTACCAGTCCCGCAGCTTGCGCCGCTGCTCCGGCGTGCGGACATTTTCATCGTTTTCGACGTCATCGAGCACGATGAGGTCAGGCCGCCAGTTGCGGTGCTTGCGGCCCCTGATCTTTTTGCCGCTGCCGATGGCCTCGATCTTGATGTTGGTTTTAGTTACCAGCACATTGCCGCGCCAGACCGGCCCGGCCAGTTCCCCAAAATCCTCGCGGATCGCGGCGTTATCCTCCAGCTCCACCCGGATTGACTCCAAAAATCCCTCTGCCTGCTCCGAGCTGTCGGACAGGATGATCGGGTAGTGCTTGTATTGGTATAAGACCGCATGCATCGTGCCCTTAAACGTAAGGTTGGTGCTCTTGGCGTGGCCACGCGGGGCGGCCACGACCCGGCGTGATCCGGGCAACCGACTGATGGCCTTGACGTCCGCATCCGTCAGGGGATGCCGTCCCTTAAGCACGCCATCCCTCCAGATGGCGTCAAGCTCCCGGTGGAACGCAGGCGAGGGCCGCGAGAAATAATGGCCAAAGTACGCCCGGCCAAAAAACTCCATGTCAATGGCCCCAAGCCTCCTGCGGATGCCGTGCGGGCCGGTCAGCTTGCCGCCGCGCTCATACTCCCGCAGCAGCTGCCTGCGTTCCGGCTCATCCCCGCGCCGGAGGTAATCGTTTAGTAGTGCCCGCAGATCGTTTAAATTTCGGCCGCTTTCCTCTTGGATTTTGGCTTCCGCGTCCTCCAGCGCCCCCTTGAGGGCGTCCAGAGGGCTTAATTTTGGCCCCGCCATCCTGTCCCACCTCCGACAATGCAAAAAATGGCCCCTGAGAGGCCACACAAGGCCACTCAGGGGAAAAGGGTAAAGATGCTTGCAAAAATCAATGCGTCAAAATTTAAACGGGGTTAACGCGCTTTTAAACGCATCCGCGCCCGGATGCAGCGGGGCAAAGTGTAAATATCCGCGTTTTTGGCCCGGATATGCTCCGCCACCGGGCCGATCCGGCCCGTGTAGCGCCCATATGTCCTCCGGCTCGTACCGCGCGGGACGCATCAACCGCCCGGCCTGACCGGTATCGTTTAAATTTGAGGTACAGACCGTTTAAATTTAAACGGTTTTAGGGTTGTGGGGGCGGCAGTTGCCGCTGCCGCCCCGGCTCGTGAACGATCCATTTGTTACGGTTATATTGGATCGGGCTCCTGCCCGGTATCCTCATCATCCTCGCGCACCACGGAGAGCTGCAGCTCCCGCTGCTCCCCGCAGAGCGTGATCGTTACCTTGGCCCGCTTATGCCGCAGATCGTACTCGACGACCTGCGCCGGGAAGTGGGCGAGCACGCCGCCCACGATCTCCGGCCTGCCATCCTCCGGCACCCGGATTACGGTTGACTCCAGAGGCTCCCCGTCTCCCGCGAGCAGCCTGATCCACTCCGCCTCCAGATAGGTGAGGGTGGAGGGCTCCCCGCAGCCCGTGCCCACAAACCGGATCACGCTGGGGATCGCCCGGATCGTGTAATATATCTGCGCGGCAAATTTGATGTCGACAAATACATACGACGGGATCAGGGTGTAGAGCCTGCGGCCCCACTTGCCGTCTTTGCGGATCATCCGCGACTCCTGCGGCACCAGCGCCCGGACGCCCTTAGCGAGCAGCGCGTCCCGCACCTTGATCTCGTCTCCGGTCTTGACCTGTAAGACATACCACATAACAGGTTATCCTCCCTCTGTAATCCCGGTCGCCTTTTTGCCGTCCACGTACTCGGCCAGTTGCTGGTACAGTTCGGGCCGCTCCTTGGCAAGCTCTGCAAATACCAGCCCCTTGACTGCGTCGAGCCCGGTATCCAGCGCGTCCTGATTTTGCAGGGCGATCCGCTTTTTATAGGCTGACGCCCGGACGAGGGCGTTGGTCTCCTTAAGGAGCTTGCTAAGGTCGACCTCCTGCCAGTCCTCCTCGCTCGTGTTGCTCAGGACGTTGAGCAGGTTATGGCTGACGATGCGGATAATGGCCTCCGTCGTGTCGAGGTCTGGATACTTGCTGACCTCATCCATCATGCGCTGCAGGTTGGCATTGGCCATCATCAGCGCCTCGTGCTCCGCCAGATACGCCTGCGCGTACCGGCAGACAGAGGACATGGAGATTGAGACGCCCTGCGTCTGCAAGTAGGCGATGACCTCGCTGTAGGTGTCACCGTCCAGCAGCATCTGCTGCACCGTCGCCTTGAGATCGGGCGGTAGGCCGTCGATCTTACTGTGCTTGCGGTTGCGCCTCTCTGCCATCCTCTACACCTCGATCTGATTGTCCCGGATACCTCCGCTCAATAGGCGGATGCCCTTGCCGGTGAGCTTGGCCTCGATATCCCGGTAGTCGTTGTCCGCCAGCGACGCGGGCGTCTTGTCCGCCGCGAGGCGGAGGTGGATGTAGCCCTCCTCCGCCAAGAAGTTGACGGAGTCGAGGTACTCATCCTCGCTGACGCCGTGGCCCGCGACCACGTCCTTGACGCCCGTGAGCCGGTTGTACTTATATCGCAGGATATTGATAATCCGCAGCACCAGCCCGTTATTGTGGACAAAATTGCCCGCGCGCAGCCGCGCCCGCTCCTCATTGCTCATCTTGCTGCCTCCTTATCATGACAATCACCTTATCCAGTATTGCGTCGAGCTTACGGTCAAGCTTGCTGATCTCACGGTAAAAATCATCCCGCTTGATGTAGTTGTCGCGGATATCCTTGACGTCATCCCGCAGCTCGTCGATGGCCTTGTCGTACTCCTCGCGCCGCACAGTGTCCTGCCGCAGCTGCGCGAGATCATTGTGCATGCGGTCAATCCGTGTAAAGGATTGCCGCAGGAAATATCCGATGACGGTGATGGCCAACCCCGCCACGATTGGTAATAGCACTTTGACCCACTCGTTCATGTAATTCTCCCCGCCCAAAAAATATGAGGTATAACTGATGTCTCAGTTATACCCCGAAAACGGTTTGGATCAAATTTTTATATAGCAATGAGTTTTAAATATCAAAAAAGCATTATCTGATTATCTGGCACCCGCGACCTGATCTTATCCCGCTTGCTCTTGGTGAGGACGTATATCCGGCTCTCCGATAGCCCCCACTTGCGGGCAAGCTCTCTGACGTTGTATCCGTCGTATGTATCAACAATCCGGTCGTTACGCCTGTCCATCGTCAGCCTATCCGCCTTGGGGATATCGATGTGCGTGCCGCCGTAGGTGCGCACCAGCGCCTTATATCCCTCCAGCCCGATCAACTCCGCAAGCTGCCGCTGCTCCTCATTGAGGTCGTCCAGCGTGATCAGGTCGAGCAGGTCATCCGCCACCTCTGCCGCCTCCCTTCGGCCCGCGCTGACGGGCGCGGAAAACATTGGGGATATAGCCCTTGTCGAGGATGTCTATGAGCCTGCTGCACTGCTCGCAGGTGAGCCATGCAAACGGGTCTCTGGCCGCAGCGCTGACGTGCAGCTCCTTGCGGATGATGCCGCTCAGCCGCTCGCCGAGGCTCTGGCCCGATGGCTCCGTGTCCATTGCCTGCAGGTCGTACATCATGGCCCATACCTTGCGCTGCTGCTCCGACGTCGGCCCGCCCGGATGCTCAGGGTGCTGACGTGGCTTGCGCGCCTTGGGGGCGGGAGGGGAGGACGGCTGCCGCCGCTGGAGCTCCCGGATGAGCGCGTCGGCCTCGCGGGTGGTGAGTTCCATGAGGCTCTCCTTGCCCGTCAGGTCGGCGGCCAGCGCGTGCAGGTCGTCGTTGGTCATCCCGAGCCCGCGCGCCGCGCCAAATATCCGGCGTCGCTGCCGGTCGTCAATCATCGCTGTAGCTGCCTGCATGATCCGCTCCTCCTTATATTAGATGGTCTCGACCGATACCTTGATGCCCTCCTCGACGCGGGCGGCAGACTTAATGATATCCACCGCCTGCTGCACGCTGCCCGTCCATCCTGCCGACCGGAGCACCTGCGTCATCCACTCATAGTTGATGATCTCCGCCGTGAGGTATGCCTCCTCGCTGGCCCGCTGGGTGTCAAGCCCAGCCACATTGATCAGCGTCGCCATGTCCCGCTTATATTGCCCCTTGAGGCGCTTACGCAGGACGGAGGCTACCTGCTCATCGTCCGTGATCGCCCTGATCGTCTGGTCGAGGCTGCCCTCAATGTAACTGCCCTGACAAGCCATTACGATCAGTCGCTTAAGGTCATCCGTCGGCTTGCTGACCGTCTCGGTTTTAATGTAATCATCGGCGACGTCCCCCAGCAGGCCGCGCAGCATGTGGCTGGATCCCAGCTTGGGGGTCTCCGTCGTGCTGACCGTAACCCGTCCGCCGTCGCTGCCCCAATACTCGATACTCTTGAGTTTGGTATCCTTGAGGTCGGCCACGGCCAATCTCTCAAAATACGCCCGGAGCTCATCCTGCCGGGCCTTGACCTGCGCCATATGCCGGGTGAGATCGGCATACTCGTTGACGTATTGTGTGGTCTTATCCATAGCTGTCCTCCTCTAGGTTGCGCGGTGGACATGGCAGGAGGACAAGCATATCAGCAACGATTAAGCCGATGATGGCATGGCCATTGATTGTTAAGATTAACAACACCATTGTAGCAAGTATGCCTAACCCACATCCCCGCACATAGTACCGATATTGCGTACTGTGCCTCCTCATCGCTTATCACCCCGGTGCTTATAGGTGATCCAGAGCGCCAGCGTCAAGAGGGATATCCAACCGAGGATCACCCCGGCAAACAGACCGAGCCAAAAATTAACCATCCGTCCCATCCTCCTCCACCTTACGCAGCTTGTCCACGTTGCAGTGATCGCTTAACTCCTTGAGCCATACGTGCCACTGATCCAGCCAGCGCATGTAATATGGCTTGCCAGCGACGGTGTACTGCGTGCCGTCTCCGCCGATCAGGACGACCTTGTCGCCCCGCTTGAGATCGCTCTTGCAATCTGTCAATCTGATCGCCTCCTATGTTATTTTATCCCCGCTCTGCATCTCTCCGGGCTTGCGACCGTTGCCTTGCGGCAGCTGCATTAGGTGGGGCCATGTGGCCCCAAATTTTGTTTCAATCCACGCGCCCGCGCGGGGCGCGACTGCCGTATGTTACCGATACCTCTCCAGGTAATCATCCGTCCTGATCCGGGCGATATAGTCTACCGGTATGACCCCCGCTGTACCCCTTAAGTTTACGGTCGGATTGCCGCAAAATGGGCAGGGGGCCGGGGCCGTCTCCACCACCCACACCTTGCCCCGATGCTGCTTGGCGTCCGGGCCGTGGGTGATCACCACCCGGTCTCCTGCGTGGATCGTCTGATCCTGTGCCATATTACGATCCCTCCTCTCATTTGCCGCAGTGGGGGCAGCGTTTTGGCAGCCCATGGGTGATATTGCTGCCTGCCGCATATGTACTTGTCAGGATAATGTGCCCGCACTCCGAGCACTTGACGATGATCTCGGTGTAGTCCCCACCACGCGTGCCGGTATCGAGTGCCAACTGATAGCTGCCCGTCCCTGCGTCCTCTCGCTCTACTAGATCAGAGACGCCTCGCTCATCCGTCAGGCCAAGCAGATAGTCCTCGGAGCAGTCAAGCGCAATTGACAATAACTTGATAAGCTTGCGGGATGGGATATCCTCCTGCTGCTCAAGGTGGCTTATATGCGACGAGGTCACATATACCATCTTGCCGAGCTCTTTTTGCGTGAGCTTCTGCTCTTTGCGCAGGGCCTTGAGCCGCTGCGCGAATACTTTACCGTCCATATCAATCCTCCTCATCAATTTGCCTCACTCTGCATTACACGCGGGCTTGTGACCGCCGTCGGCTGCATTAAGGCGGGGCTTATTGCCCCGTACTATCTTGATTAACAGGTTGTATCTGATGGCGGCAGTTGACGTGATGCAGGGCTTTGCCTGCGACGTCCACGCCGTCCTGATACCCCTTGCGATAGCCACGTTGATAGGTCTTGGGCTGTCTGCGCTCCTGCCCGATGATGCTCCCCGCGTACAGCTGCAGGGGGATCATCAGCAGCATCACAACCTCGCCGCCCGGCAGCCCGTGGCGGCAGTATCCTATGATATTGACGATGTTAATGATTGTCATGCCGGTAAGCAGGCCAGCGATATAGATTATCCCGGATCGTGTCTTAGTCATGATGTCCCTCCTCAGATGATGACGATGCCCATGTTGCGGGCTCTGGCGTACAGGCTGTTGTAGCCGATATCGTCGTTGTCTACCGCGTTGCGGTAGACGTTGACCGCGCCCCGGATACCCCATTTGCTGCGGCAGACGCCGCCAAGAAATTGGAGCTCCTTCTCCTTGCGCTGCTCGGCCAGCAGCGGGAAGAGCAGCTTGACATCATCGTCCTTGATGTCCCGCGTCGTGTACCGGCGCGGGAATCGAATGCGGGAAAACTGCTGCGCAAACAATGCCTCCTGACGGCCCTTGAGCCGGTCATATATCTCAGAGTTGCCGATCAGCACGATGCCAATGCCGTCCCGGTCAAGATCGCAAAAATCCCTGATCTCCTCGATTGCCGCATACTTGAGGTGCTGGGCCTCATCGATGATGATGACCTTGTTGCTGCCGTCGAGCTTGGCGTGCAGGTCGGCGTTGAGCTGCACCTTGTTGGAGTTGTAGGGGATTTTGAGCTCCCGCGCCATGAGGCGCAGGATATTGGTGCCCGTCCCCATGCTCGGCGTGAGCGTTATATAATAGCTCTGTGTGGGGTTATCCTTAAGGTATTGCCGGGCGGCCTTGGTTTTGCCGATCCCCGCGTCGCCGTGGGCAATCGCAATACCCTTGGCGAGCTGGCAGTACCGGATCAGGTTGTAGATGTCCTCTGAGATCGACGTTGGGATGTAGTCCTGCGTGGAGCCGTAGGTGATCGCCTTATCCTGCGCCTGCTCATGCTCCATCGCCGTGCGCAGGTACTCCTCGATGGCCTGCTCCGTGGCCGCGATATCCCCGTTGTACTGACCGCGCAGCCATTGGCTGATGATCGCCTTATTGATCCCGCTAACCTGCGCAAGCCGCGCCTGGCTCATGCCGTGCTCCCGCATGTACTGTTGTACGCGGGCCTGCAGCTCCGCGTTATGGGCCTTACTCATCCTGATCGTCCTCCTTAATGATGTCGTCATCGTCTACTGATATATTGATCGTGGCGTCCATCCGACGCCGGATTGCCTTGGCATATTGCTCCCGCAAGCGGTGCAGCTCCATTGTGTCGTGCGCCGGATCGTCCGCATAGGTGTTGAGCCTGTCCCGCAGGCGTGTAAGATCAGAGGTCATAGCCATCCTCCTCCTTGCCCTTGGCCTGCGCGCGCTGCTCCGCGTTGCGCACCATGCGGCTCAGATCGTCCGCACCGACCGCCTTAAGCAGCGGCTCCGTGTTGTCCGCCGCCCGCTGCACGTCCAGTATCTTGGGCTCGGCGTCCGGGATGATCTGTGCCTCCCGGTTGATGTGGGCCTGCTGCAGCACCAGATTGAGGGCCGTCTGCTTGCCGATTGCCGGGAGGGTGCTGTACTCCAGCGCCTCCTTGGTGATCCGCTCCATGCGCCTGACCTTGCCGATAGCCTCTTTGACCTCATCTTTGCTGGTACCGTAGGTAAGCACCGCCGTATTGTCGGCGGGGACGGTCATCAGGTAACGATCCTGCAGGTCGTAGAGCCTGACCTCGCTGAGGTCGTCAGGATCGTATCGGTAATAGACCTCCTGTCCGCGCAGCGCGTTGACCATATCAGCCGTCCAGTAGTCGATCCGCTGCCCGGCGATATCCAGATGCACGCCGCGCCTGCCGACCTGCTGCGGTCGGCTCGACCGCATGAGCATCAGCGCCAGCTCGTCCGCCGAGGCGACCCGCTTGCGCTGCAAATGCTCGTTGTAGACCTGCATCCGGGGTTTTCCACGGTCGGCGGCCACTGTGCCGCCGTAGGGCTGCCGGTTAAAGTAGTACTCCAGCAGCTCCGTCACGGCCTGCGTCATCGTCTCGTCCGTTGGGATACTGCCGTCATCCTTGAGGATGTGCTTGAGGCACTCTGGTTTCTCGACGGGGTTGCCACCTGTATAGGTGGCAAAAAGGCGGCTTAAATGATCCTTGATGTCCCTAAACCGGCGCTCAATGATCTTGGCCTTGGCGTTTCGGACAATGGCATTGGTCATCTTAATCCCCAGCCGCTCAAATACGGGCGGGGGAGCGTACTTGTCCTGCCCATCCTTTGTCTTTTTCGCCCGGTGGCCGAGGCCGCCGATATCATGCGTCAAAAACTCGCGGCCATTGTCAACGTAGATATTATCCGGGATGCCGTATTGCAGGATGCCCTTGCGCAGGGCGATCAGCGTCGCCTGCGAGCACGGCGCGTCCGTAATGTGACACGCGGTAAAGATGCCCGACCGCGCGTCAAAAAATGCGGTGAGATAGAGGCGGTGCCGGGTGCCGTCCGCCCGCTTGGAGATCACGTCAAACGTGTGGTTATCCGCGATCCACCACTCGTTGCTCGCCATATCGTCGTATACACGACGGATATATGGGGCGCAGCGGTCTCTGTATGCCTTTTGGCCTTCGCGGCCCAGCACCTTGACGGGCATCGGCACATCTGTCTTGAGGTGCCGGGTGAACGTCTCATAGCTTGGGATGGTATCGTATAGCTCCGGGAGCTCCTGGCCGATCCATAGCTTGGTGTACTCATAGCACCGTCTGGCTGGATGCTGCGCCTCATCCAGCCAAAAGCTCAGAAACGCCTGCCAGACGGTCTCGTTGATGCTGCTCCGGCCCTTGCGCCACTTGCCGCGCTTGTCGATCAGGCCGTTGAGGTCGTCCTCCCGGACGGCCCGCCACTTACGGTATAGGATATCCGTGGAGAGCTCCTCGCCGGGGTGCTGCAGGTTGTATAGCAGGATATATTGCTCATCCACCTGCGTCTTGTTGGCTCCCGGCTGGCTGCGGTACTCCTGCCACTCGGCCACCACCCGCCGCCAGTGCGCGATCTCCTCGCGCTCCGCCCCGCTGTATGTATCCAGCGGTTTGGCCTCAACCTTGGGGGCCGGGGGCGGCGCTGTGGGCCGGTGCTGCTTGAGGTACTTATCCTGCAGCGGCGCGTCGAGCGAGCTGAGCGGGATCAGGTACTTAGGTCGGTTGTTGGCGTTGAGCGTCCGATCCGCTTTGATCTCTCCCGTCTCTGCAAGTCGTTTTGCGTGCCGGTAGCTTATCCCCATGAGGGATGCGAGTTCTTGACATGTCAGCATTGTCTCCATTGATATCTCACCTGCCTTTGACCTGCCATCATCAGACCGTGGTGGTCATCCCACGATGACGGCCAGCTATGGCCGTTTCGGCTGTTTTGTGGTATAATTTGTATAATTAACAAAAGGATGTGATATTGATGTCATTCGGAATCGAAACCTTTGCGCCGCCTTTAAAATGTAAATTGCCTTTGTTAGAGTACGACATTGCCCTCTACTGTTCCGAATTTTGCAAGTGGACGGAGGGTGTCTGGCCCGAATACCTCGTTGATTTTAAGGAAAAAGTCCTTTCTTACTCTAGGCAGCTTAAGCGGCTTAAGCCTCAAATAACGGATATTTCTCCAGATATCAGGATTTACATTCTGGATCACCGCCTGTCATTGCTCTTTGCTGCATTAGACGATACCGGCGAAGTGGCTACCTTCATTACAAAATTTTGCGCGCAGTATGAACGTCATGATATAGAGACGAATTATTATGGCGATGGAGAAAAAATTGCTGATGTGCTTCCGTGTAAAATGAATGGAGAGTTAAGCTTCGCATCTGATGCCAAAGAATTGGCTAGATTTAACAAGATGTACGGATTCGTCCCGTCTGAAATGTTTGCCTGTCCCGCTGTGCTGATTTTTCAAGATGATGATTTAGCCGCCGTTTATCAGACTACAATGAAGCACTGTGTTTTGATAATGGATAAATTCCACGATAAAAATCTTGTGGATTTAAAATCAGTTCTCAGCCAAGTGGAGCTGTGCGATCCAATTTTGTTTTAAATTCCTTTCCATAATATTCTCCACAAAGCTCATAGGGTATTCTCTGCTGTTGGAGGATTTTCTCAATCTGAACAATCGCCCGAACCCACTGTTTCCATACACCGAATCGGCCCCGTGGTACTTTGATGTACACTTTATTTTCCATTGTACGCACTGCCTTAACAGCAGCTTTGATGTCATCATTTGTAACCGCATAGAGCAGGTGCTCTTCTGTGGATTCGTGATCTTGCATCAAATTGGTGCCAAAAGCACGCTCACAAAAGCTTAGCTGTGCCATTTGCAAGGATGGAAAATATGTGCCGCTGTGTACCCCGCGCTTATCATAATCGACAGCCCAAACAACATACGGTTCCGGCGCACCGGGGTGCTCATTTTTTGCAATTACATACTGATTGTTGTAGTTCCCGATCAGTTCAAAGCCTTCGGGTAGTTTGATGTCTAAGGTCATTTTGATCTCCTTTCTCACGGCCTGTCTCATCAGCTGCGGGAGGCCGTCTCCGCAAGACCGCCCGCTCGGGCGGTTTCGACTCATAGCAGGCCCAGTGCCTGCATGGCTCCTAACACTGCAATCAGCACGGCGGCCAGCGGCACGCCAAAAATGATGCCTTTCACGCTTCGAGCCTCCCTTCTTCATCGTTGTAGTTCACGTACAGCATTTTTGCATAGCGGCATACTGATGCGATGGATATCGGCACGCCTTGACTTGCAAGATACTGTGCAACATCAGAGTATGTATACCTGCCGTCGCAGAGCATGCTCTCCACTTCGCGCCGCAGGTTGGTATCCAGTCTGGAGATAATGCTGACCGGCCTTTTCCATCGGCGTTGTTTTGGCTTCTCAGGCTCTGGCTGCGGCGTAGGCTGCGCAGACTGTATCGCCGTAATCATAACCGGGATCATCTGTTTCATGACCTCCGCCACGGTTTCCGCGACCGTCTGCCGGATGATCGCGGTAATGTCCGGCATGTAGGAGCCTTGCCGCCGGATCGTCGGGAGCACCTCATCAAAAACCCAGCGCTCAAACTCCTCGGCTTTGGGGAGCCTGCTGTGCGTGATCAGGCGGTAGAGGTCGCCCTCCGGGATCAGGTTCATCACGATCTGCTTCTCTGGATTCTGCGGGTGAGGTAGGTGGTGTTTCGCCACCCACCTACAATGCCGCTTGATAGCGTTGTTTGTGTCCTTGTAACCAAGGCATCTGGCGGCGGCTTTTGCCGGGAAATATGGTTTCCCATTGATTTCCAGCAATCCAAGTTCGCCAAAGTCGGGGTGCCTAAAAATCTGTAACTCTTGCATTGTCAATGTTCCTTTCTGGCCTGTCTCGTCAGACCGTGTAGGCCAATTCACGGTGACCGCCCGCTCGGCGGTTTCGACTGGTAGGTACTCGATAATTTATCGATTCCTTATGATATTAGGGATTGCATGTAAATCCTTTATGCGCTCTGCTCCTGCTTGTCCACATAAAAGATATCCTCCACTTTACATCCGAGGGCTTGGGCAATGGCGGCAGCTCTAAGCGGATGGGTATACTTATTTTCTCCGCGTTCAATGCGGCATACTGCATTATCAGGTAATCCGGCTTGCTGGGATAACTTCTTACGAGATAAGCCTTTTGCTTCGCGGCGTTTTTGGATATCTGTTCGTTTTGCGACTAACATCATTACATCTCCTTCCGATTATTGTACGCTCGTACTTAACAATTTATATATTACTACGTACTAACGTACTTGTCAAGTTGTTTTTAATTTTTTGTGTACATACGTACATACTAAGTGCTATAATAACTGCAGCCCAATTAGAGGAGTGACTGCAGTGAGCATAGCTAATACACTTAAGGACTTGCGCAACCAGCGCGGATTAACTCAGGCAGGATTGGCGCAAGAAACAGGTATATCTATACATGCGATTAATAGCTATGAGTCTGGCCGCCGAGAGCCTAACAGCCGATCAATGGCCATCCTTGAGAGGTATTTTGGCGTGACCGGCGATTACCTGCGCGGTGGGGTTGATCGCTCTGCCCTGATCGTCCGTGATGGGCAGGTGCTCAATGGGCTGGATGCGCTAGATAACCTGATGTATCGCTTTAAGGATGCGTACCGGGCCACCAAGTCGTCCAACCGGCTGCGCGCTACGGAGATGCTTGAGAGTGTGCTGACCCGCATGACCTCCAGCGTCGTCACCAACGCCGCCGATCCAGACTGGACAGCGGAGGAGATCGACCGTTTAATCGGTGTTTTTCTGGCTCTTAACCGGGCCGGGCGCGATAAGCTCTTGGAGCGCGCCGACGAGCTCCAGCAGCTCCCGCAATACCGCAGGGAGTAGCCTCCTCGCGTTTCGCCGCTGTCTTATGCCCTTATCCTATCGCGCCCGTGTGCCTACGTCCCGTTTTTGTTGTAAAATAACGTATTCGGTTATTTTGGTTCCAATAAAGCACAAAAATAGGCCCGGATCGTAATGATCCGAGCCTATTGAACATTGCCGGGTTATTCGGTTTCCTCAATAATATCTTCAATGTGGCAGCCCAGAACGCGGGCCGCCTTGAGCAGCTGATAGACATTGGTCGGCGCGTATCGCTGCGCGTCCCAATCTTCGAGCGTCCGCAAGGGGATTCCCGTCGCGCGGGCAAACGCCGCCCGGCTGTAGCCCTGCTCCTCCCGCATCTGCTGGAGCCTGGTCTTATCCGCCATTAGTCGTGCCTCCTTTGGTGGCCTCTGATAGCCGTAATCAGCGCCGCCGTACCTGCCGCCGCCGCGCCGATGATCGCCGCAGTGCGCCATGCGCCGGGCAGGGGGATAGGCTGCGATCAGCAGCGCCGCCGTCAGGCATACCAGTAATAATGTTGACTTGCGCATTTTATCCGGGTATAATAGGGTTGGGTCGGATGGAGACCCTTGCGGGCCCCCATCCTCTTACCTACCGCCGCTTGCGCTTGGATTTGCTAGGGGCGGTTTTTTTCTGCCGCAAACTGATGATGCTGATCACGATTGCTAATGTACCGTTTACGCATGCCCAGATGCTGCAGATGGCTTCCAACCTGTTCACCGTATCACCTCCTTTCATTGTCTATATTATACCACGGTATGCCGTGGTAGTCAATGCTTTTTTGCAATCTTTTTGGGGCTTATTTTAA